GCGATTGTCTGCTTTCTCAACCGGCAAGCCTTCGCCTCCATATACTGAGGGAGTGGTACGAATCCAAGCGAATTGAGGCCGAGGTAATCGCACAGGCTAACGCTTGGCAAAAAGAATTCTCGCCAGAGGCCTTTATTATTGATCCTTCAGCGGCTAAACTAATCGCGGCTATGGAGGTCGAAGGCTTGCCGGTTGAGAAAGCAGACAATCGCGTATTCGGTGGAATCCAGAAAGTCCAATCTCTCCTCAAGGAAGCCGGGGATAAAAAGCCGAGATTGACTGTATCTCCCGATTGCCTGGAGACCATAAGGGAATTCGAGACTTATGAATGGATGACAGGCAAGGATAAACCGCGAAAGCAATTTGATCACGCAATGGACGCCCTGCGGTATGCGGTGGCGTATGCCGACGAGCCCGGGGTACAGGTGGAGGTGATATGAGTTACGAACAGTTATATAGGGAATTAGAAAAAGCTAAAATGGAAATCAAGAAGCTGAGAAGTCACATTGGTTTCTTAGAGCACGTTTTTAAAAACTCAAAAGAGAGTTATATTCCCAAGGAGACCCACTATGTGGTCATGGAAAAAGGTTAAAAGAGAGCCGGTTTCAAAGGCCTGGGAATCTCTCACAAACTGGTTGACCTCCTCGATCCCCTGGAGGAATAATCGGGTTACAGTCGAGGGTACGATTGACGGCCAGCTATCCGCTATATACTCGAAATCCGCCTTAATCTACGCATGTATTCACGAATTAACAAGCTCGATTTCCGAGGCTCCCCTGAAAATCGTCCGGGAAAATACAGACGGAGACAAAGAGGAGACCACAGACCTTGAGCTTCAGCGCCTGTTCTATGGCAACCCCAATTTCTCCTATAACGAAATAATCAACCTGATTGTCGCTAGGCTCCATTTGACCGGCTCGAGCTATATGGAAAAGCTCCGTAATGCCGCGGGGTCTACTGTAACCGAGATATTTCCGCACCCGTCCAGGAATGTAGAGCTTAAATCCGGTAAGAAAATGGAGCAATTGATTGATAAATTCGTGATTATGACAGATCAAAACACCATGAACGGACGGGACGTTGAACCGGATGATATGGTTTGGCACAGGTTTATTGATCCCCATTCTAATCTGAATGCTGTCGGGCCGCTTGAGGCAGCATGGCAGGAAGCTAATTTAGACGAGGAGCATTTGACCTACCTCACAGAAATGCTGATTAATGCCAAGGTGCCGGGGGTATCTATTGAATCGGATAAGACGATAAACTCTGAAACGAAAAAGACTATTCTTGAAACAATCCAGGATGCGGTAGGCAGGGGTAAACGAGGAGGGGCTTTAGTCCTCGGCGGCGGTGCAAAATTAAACGTCAATGTACCTCTCCAGCAATTCGATTTCCCTGGATTACAGACACTTTCAGAGACGCGGCTGTGCGCTTGCTTCGGAATTCCCCCAATAATCCCCGGCTTTAAGGCAGGTTTACAATTCGCCACCTATGCCAATTACAAGGAAGCCCGGAAATCATTCTACCGCGAGACCCTAATGCCTCTCTGGGAAATGATCGAAAGCACATTGACCCGGAGCCTGATTATCAGAGAGGGTAAGGATTTAAACCTCTCATTCCAATTTGATTTGACCGAAATTGCAGAGCTTCAAGAGGACGACGCGGAAATGATGCCGCTACTCACCGCCGCTGTAAATGGTGGTGTTTTAATGCCGGACGAGGCCAGGGTTAGACTTGGGATGGACCCATTACCTAACGGCCTTGGACAAGTTATCAGGGAGCCCTTGAGTGCCCTTATTACCCCCGTCACTGAAGAAAGAGCCGAGCCGATTATCGTCGAACCAGACACCGGGGACAATATCCCGGACGAAGGCAGCGACCACGACGAGGACGACGAGGACGAGGACGCGGCCTAATCTCGTAATCTCAAAACAAGGCAGAATCACAACCGCGGCTCTCCGACGGGCTACCGTGGCGGACGGATGGTTTCCACGTGTCCAGAAAGCCATGCAAAAACTCCTCAAATCTCAGGTAATTACGGTCATGGAGGATGTGGCGGCAGGCGCAAGCCCACAAGCCTCCATCCGTGATAATCTCGGCCAATTTAAAAAGCAGTTTAATGAGACGAAATTACCCTTTTTTGTCGCTATGACGGAGGCAGGCATTGAGTTTGCAAATCAGGAGTTCGGCGAAAAGTCCCTTGATATGGTGGAAATAGTCTCCAAATTAGAGGCTCCTGAAATCGTATTCGACGCCGCGGAGACCACAAAACGCGCTCGTCTGGATCAAGTGGAAGCTTATGTAAATCAGACCTCAGCCCTTGAGACCGAGACCTCGGCCCGGCGGATAGGCAATATATTCAAGCGAGAAGCGATTGCAGGCTTGACCCCGCAAGAGGTTGCAAGGCGTATTCTGAGGGCTGGCCTTGCCAGCGCGGACCCGCGGATTAACTCAAAAGCTCGATCTACAATGCTCGCCCGGACCTATAATATATGGGCATATAACGAGGGCGCGATTCTCTCCTATGCAGCGCATGGGGTTGGTAGTGTTGAATGGCTTGTAACCAATGATGACAAGCTTTGCCAATTCTGTATGACCATGGAAATCGAGACAAACCAGGGAAATAAAGGCCGAGAGGTTGGGACGGGTAACGCATTCGCTAAAAGAGGCAGTTTGCAAGGGGTTGACGGTGGTACATTAAGGCTCCCATTCAACGTAACCCATCCCCCATTACACCCGAATTGTCGCTGTACGGTTGTTCCGGTATTGTAGAATGACTTGAATCCTATTGCCTATGGGATATAACTGATCGAAATTAATTACTTTTAGGAGGTTATCCAATGCCCGCACCCGTCCAAAGTCCCGCAAATATCCAAACTGTATCCATGACTGGATCATTTGTGAAGTTTACACCAGCCGAAAAACTGAAGTATTTCCTTATAAAAATGCGTACTTCTGTTTCGCTGCAAGTCTCATACGAGGCAGATGGAGCGCCATTTTTCACAATCCCGGCAGATGATTCCCTTGTAATGGGGTCGAATAACTGGAGAGGCCAGCCGATTTTCTTCAATGCCGCGGCCGCTACTGTCGTCGAAATCATGACAATTGATAAGCCCTAGGAGGAATCATGGCAGATACAAAATATAACCTTATCGCCGGTCGCGGCCTTAATCCCGTAGTTAATGACGGTACAACCGAATTTAACTATGACCTTCTGGATTTGATTCCATTCCTCAAAGGTGGCGATATAGCCAGCGCCACGGCCCTTGTCCTTGGTACAGACGGAAATTATTTCGACGTGACCGGAACAACTACCATTACCAGCATTACCACTGTAGCGGCTGGAACTATGGCAAGGCTTCATTTTGATGGTATTGTCACCCTTACTCACAATGGGGCAAGTCTAATCCTCCCGGGCGCGGCAAACATAGCTACAGCCGCAGGCGACGAATTTACGTTCATTGAATTTTCCGCTGGAAATTGGAGGTGTGTTGCTTACGCCCTCGCCAGCGGTGAAGCCGTTATCCCTACAACGATAATTGATAAAACGTCTACAGAGGCTTTTCTGGTTAGAAAAGATGGTGATGGTGGGGACATACTTATCGTTAATACAACGAATAGCCGGATTGAGGCTGTTGGTGGAGACCAATCAGCAGCAGGACCAGCTTATACATTTGTTGGCGATACCAACACCGGAATGTATCACGATGATCCCAATATTTTGGGCTTTTCTGCAAATGGTCAAAGTGGAATGACAATAAATGGTTCTTCAGGTTCCGCAGTAAATCTCCTTGATGGTCAGACCTTTGTAGACGTAACGAATGCCGCAGCGTTTACAGTCAGAAAGAACGCGGCTGGTGGGGATATATTCGTAGTTAATACCACAAATGGTACTGCTCAGGTTCTTGGTCAACTGATCTTGGCTAAAGGTGCTGATATAGCCAGCGCGGCGGCTCTTGCTCCTGGGACTGATGGAAATTATTTCGATGTTACGGGGGCCGTTACGATAACCAGTATAAATACTTTAGGTATTGGGACGACAATTAGGCTCCATTTCGATGCGGCTTTGACCCTAACTCACAACGCTACAGACCTAATCCTCCCAGGCGGCGCAAATATAACGACTGCGGCTGGCGATGAGTTTACCTTTGTTGAGTACGCGGCTAATGATTGGCGATGTGTTGCTTACGCTCTTGCGAGTGGCAAGGCTATTGTTGAGAGTGTCAGCTCTGTGGACCTTACTTCATGGGCAAGCGTTGACATGACAGGCACAGCAACAATAAATGAGAGCGTTAATGTCTCTGGAATCGTAGATGAGGGGGTAGGTGACTTTACTTTGAGTTGGACTACTGATTATGCTAATGGAACTTATGCTACGTCTGTAACCTCTGATGACGATAGTAGATCGTCAGGTGGCCACACTGTTGCTTCTGGAATACAAGACGAGGCAAACAAGATTGGCGCAAGTTGCAGATACCGAACCGCTGCAAATGATGTCCTTCTCGATTCTGACGAGATAACCGTGATTACAATCGGAACGTCTTCTTAGGGGATAATTATGTCAAAAGTAGTATCTTACGTAAATCCAGTTGACGGATTGGTGAAGGTAGCCAGCCCATCAGCCGAACACATTGCCGAGGTAGGAGAGGACGCTGCTATAGAAGCAATTAAGTTAGACCCTGCTCTTGTTAAGCCGGGAGCTACCGAAGAAAGTACCCACGACAGATCAGAATTACCAAACAAGACATTTAGGATTGCTTGGGGGAAGTCGGGTGGGGTGGTTAGCGAGGATATGGTACAGGCAAGGCTTATCCACATGGATCGTATTCGTGTGGCAAGAGAGTTTGAGTTTGATCGCCTTGATGACGACGAGTTTATTGCCAGAGGTGATCAGCCTACGCTGGACGCAATATGGGCTGAAAAAGATGTCCTTAAAAACATACCTCAAAGAGACGAGGCTGTATTAAACGGAAAACAAAATGCAGGAGACCTGGACGCTTATTGGCCCGCCGAATTACCAGCCAGATAGGACTTTAAACCATGGCTAAAATTGTAGTCCTAGATGTAGCCGGGACAAAGCTCCTTTACCTGGATGTTGCGGGAACCAAACAGGCGGCCGTTTCAGATACCTTTTTCTGGGTAGATGATGACGTTGACGGCTTATTCAACAACGCAAATAACTGGAGTTCATCGTCTGGTGGTGCTGGTGGCTTAGGTGTACCTAGCCTTCAAGACAAGATCGTATTCGACGGTGGCAATGTAACCAATTGCCGATTAAATCTTGCTATGACGGTCGGCGAGATTGACATGAAGGCCGCCTACACTGGGACAATTGACGGCGCAACTGACAACCTATCACATGCAATCACTGGCGATGTCACTCTTGACGGTACTCGTTTTGATATGGGTAACGGCACCTGGACAGTTAGCGGGAATTTCGACAATAAGGACGTAACCACATTCAATAGAAACTCATCCACATTAGTCATGGATGGCACTGCAAAAAAGTTGATTACAGGCGGTACTAAGGATTTAACCAATCTTACAATTGACGGGGCTATAACTCTCGATCCTTTAACTGACACTTTCGCGGATATACGAGGTTTATTGACGATCAATGTTGGCAAGACATTCACCATAGCAAAGGCTATAGTTGCGCGGGGCGGTGCGACTGTCAACGGAACACTTACTACTAATGCGGGCATAATAACCACATTTAGCATGGGCGTTACAATCGGTGTTTCTGGAGTAATGACCGGCGATGGTACGACAGAGGTGGGAAATGGGCACCCGATTATAAATAATAATGAATGGTCAATAGCCACAACTAGAGTCCGGGTTTTCCAGGGTAGCATGACATTAAACGGGGGCACGTATGGCGGTAACTGGACCCTTCAAGATCATACCGCCTCGATTTTCGACACTAGCCTAATTATGGTAGGCACCGTGATATTCACTGGGAATGTCATCTGTAGCAGCGAGAATGCTGGCATAACTTTTACTATCGACATGGCTACCAACAATGCTAGTGTTGAATTTCAGGGTGACCTCACATTGCAAGAAATAGCCGGAACCTTAGCATGGGCGAAGGGTACGGGCACAATAACATACTCGGGGGGAGCAACACAGACGGTTGCAACTCTTGATAGGTCTTTAGAGGATTACATTGTTAATAAATCCGGTGGCTCTTTGGTATTCTCAGGCAATCAAACCTCCGATAGCTTTACCCTTACCCTGGGAACGGTGGATAATTCCGTCAATGATCCAACCCTAAACCTAAGCGGTGACTTCCTGATTACCGCTGGGACTTATACGCGGGGTACAGGGATGCTTAAATTTATTGCAACAAGCGGGACCGTGAACGTGACGAGCGCTGGTCAAAGCCTTGAATCTGTAGCCCAGGACGGCCCAGGATCAACCCTTAATTTCGTGGATAATCTTACAGCCGTAGGCGTTTCAGCCTGCCAGGGCGTGATAGATTACAACGCAAAAACATTTACCTTGTCCGGTACGTTGTTAATTGATGGGTCCACAGGGGCCACAGTTGACCTTGCGGGGCTTGCAGGCTCTACATTTACCGCCAATGCAGCTACATTCACAGGAACAAGTATAGCCGCAAGGCTGGATTTAAAGGCTTTGGCGGACTGGTTTTTGACGTTGACTACTGAGGGCGTGGCTACTTTTGTTGACGTTTCTCATTCCGATGCGTCCGGAGGGAATAGGGTTAATGCTATGGAGTCTATAAATTCACTAAACAATCAAAACTGGTTTTTCGGTGCAAGCCCTGGAATATCCGGGCGGACGCGATATGCTGAGCCATGGGACAGACCGAGTTTAAGATTATATAAACGATCCTTACACTAAATCGGAGGGTCCAGAAAAACGTCCGGCGTGAAATTATGTTTGAAAAGAGCGTGATTTCTAAGGTCCATGGAGACGAGGGCAACGGAATAATCGAGGGATTCGCCTCGGTATTTAATAATTTTGACCTCGATAACGACCGAATGCTACCCGGGCTTGGTGAATTTGGTGGTGATATTTGTAGAGCTTATTATTTTGGCGGTATTTATCGTATTTTTCAGCGTTTTCCAGGCACCAATTAGGAAAGGTAATCGCATAAAAAGGGGGTGGGGTTGCCGGGCAGTGGTAACTTGCGAGCCTCCCGTCCGGCGAATAGGCGAATCCATCAATACAATATGCTACCTTTTGTCTCTCAGGATCGAGGCTTTTTATCTCTTTTATGAAATCACGGTGGATCATATCGTCTGAGTCCACGCGGATCATTGTCAAGAAATCACATTTATCGTAGAACTCTTTCATAATGTTGAACGGCTCAAGGTTCGTTTCCTCTATTTTATCCCGATAATCAAATAAACTACCCCCCCCAAAGTCATCCATTGCTTTCATAACCGGCCAACATCTTGACTCGTCCTGTGTAAGCATGACAGCGATTAGGGCAAACTCACCATCGGATTGATTCTGAATGCTCGGGAGGGTGTATTTCCGCATAATCTCAGCCCGTTGCTCCCACCACTCGGAACGAGCCAGCGTCTTTTTATATCGAAATCCATTTTCTTTTAGGGTATCGCAGCGATTAAATGGCAACCAAATAATAAATTTATGCGTCATTTGATACCTTTGATAATTTTTCTGGGCTTTCTAAACTTGGCATAGCGTCATATTTGACATTCACAATATCCCGCCGGTGAATAAACCAAACCGAGGACCGCGGAAATGTGCTATATTTCCCGCCAAATATTTCGTCAACCGCCTTCCTGACTCCCGGTTTTGGGAGGTCGTGGCCTGCAATCATCCCGGTCAATCTAAGCTTTGGCGTCCATGCTGCAAGGTCCTTTTTAACTGATTCATAATGGTGGTCTGCGTCTATGTAAATGAAATCAACTGAATTATCTGGGAATTGTTCGGCCGCCTCCCATGAACAAGCCTGTATTTTCTGGATACAATGGGCAACCCCCTTGCTCTGAATGTGAGCATCAAAGACTTTCCCGCTTCGCCGCATGGTATTCCTGGAGGCAGAGCAATCCACTTTCTTGAGGTCGGCTGTTAATTCCCAGAGGTCCACACAATGAAAGCTGAATTTATCCCCTCGCTTTAACAGCTCTTTAGCCATATATACCGCGCTGTGTCCCATCCAGGACCCGACCTCTATATGTGAAAAGTATCCCTGATCCGCAATCCACGTGTAGAACCGGTGGAAATTGAACCACCCCCCATCCTCAATGTCCGCCTGAATCTGTTTACTTATTGATATTTTCACGGTAAAACCTCCAGTCCCATTCTCGCGCAAAGGTCCATGTCAACTCTATTCCGGAGCCCATCCAGGAGCCTTCCCGGGTATTGCTCTAAATATTGAAATTGGGTGTAATATTCCGGATGAAATTTCTCGTCCGAAACCGTCACGTTTTGATTCATCCTGTTCTCAGGGATAACGAATTTATCAGAAGTCCTTATACCACCTACCTTTATAGCAGCGTCGTCGAAAGCCTTCTCTGGGTTTTTCATTATGTCAATATGACGTATTACAGCCTTCCCACAATCGCCATTATCTACATCCATCCAGTGTTTATTCATGTAATTCCATTTCCTCAACCACTCATGCAGAAGCGGATTCTTTTTAAATGTCCCGCGGCCCCATTTTCTATGGGCGGAAACCAGCCATGCGAACGGATTTTTGACGGTAATGATAATCGGTAAATGCCTTCCCAGCCTTTTAAAGGTAATATATTTTCCATGCTTACAGCCTGTCTTTTTCGACCCATAGGCCACGGTATTATAATTTTTACGGAATACCCAATAGGCCAGATTGTTTGCCGACCTTTGGAGACCGTGAATTTTTATGTCACATTTTGGAATCTCAATCGTTCCATTTGAGGACGCCGCACCAATGGTCTGGACGGCCTTTCCATCTTTCGACAATACCGAACCTCCCGAAATCTGATAAAAAGTCGGCCTCAGTAGCCCACTCGTTTATATGGCCGTCGTTTCTGACAGCCGTTACCGATTGTATCCCCATGGGGACCGTGAATACAAGCCCTTTACGGGTCATTGATTTGATTGCCTTCATCATATCATCAATAGCCGTGAAATGCTCTAGGGTCTGCATACAGACGCCCCAATCGAAATCCTTATTTAATATGAATTGAGGATTAATAACGTCCAGACAATAAAAGTCTCTTTCCGGGTGTCTCTCTCGGGCGATTTCAATCATAAATTCTGAGTGGTCTAATCCTGTATAGTGCTGGTTTTGCGGGAGATAATTACAGAAATTTCCAAAGCAACATCCAATCTCGACAACGCTACCCGTCAATAGCTTGGCCGCTGCGGTGAATTCATCAGGCCGGTCCCTGTCGTCGCCCTTGTCCAGATATTTAAGGGCCTTCATATCCCACCATTTCAGGCTATTCGCTTGCGGCACCGGATAGCTCCTCAAAGGCTCGCTGGACAATCCCTGGCAATTCCCAATCAACCCGCTTAACAATCCCGTCTCCTATGTCCCCGACCTCCCCCTTCCAATCCTCCCAGACCTTTTGTCGCTTTTGTCGCCCTTCGTCGTCCCCGTCCCGATCCCGATAGAATTGGTGTTTTCCCTTCATTACCGAACGGCTCAGAGCGTGTCCGAGGTGATAGATAATAGCCTCAGGGACTTGTGAGGGTATACGTTCCATCTTATCAAAATGTAGTTCTTTATCCGCCATATCTACCGCCGTCGGGTGCCTGCGGAAATGATATGTAGGCCTCCAGTATGACCACCGATAATGGGGACAGGTCGAGCCTTTAGGCTCTATCAATTTACCCCACCGCGATCCCCCCAGGGCTGCACAATCTGAAATCCAATGGTCCATATCATGCCAAAAATTAAGCCACCGCGGGCAACCATAATCAAATCCAGCGTCAATCCAGGCCTTTACCCCCGTCCATATCTCGTCGCCGTCAAGCAGAATGTGGTAATTTCCTGAGAATTGAGTTACGCAGGACTCCCGCATTTCAAGTTTATCAGGCCAAACGTCCCGCTTTTCTATCTTTATTTTATTATCCGGGTCCGGAAATGCCTCTAATCTCTCCAAACTCCCGTCCGGAGGAGAGGCTTTTCCTATCTCAGTAGGCCCATAGGCAACAAATATCTCGTCTGCATACTCGTAAATTGATTCGATTGACTGCGGAATGAATCCCCAGTAGCAGATTAAATGGGCGCTTATTTTCTTCCGGTTGAATGTCAAGAATTTTATATCGTCAATCTTCGCCTGCATTGCTTCGAGGCCGTATTGTTTTTGTGCTTCCGCTGATTCGATAATTCCGTGACCATCTTTAAGGGTTTTTCTGACAGTTTCCTTATACTTTTCCCGGTCTCCCCACGGTACATAGATCAACTTATCCCCATATTCTTGGCGTAACACCGGCAGGTCATAAACAATTACCGGCGTCCCACAAGCCAGCGCCTCACCCGGCACCATCCCGTAGCCCTCGAAAAGTGAGGGAGCAAGCACCAATTCAGCGCCGCGCATCAATTCAAATTTCTCACCGTCTGATTTGCCGTTGAAAATGTGCATCCTGTGAGGTTTTGTTTCACGTGAAACACCTTTAGGCGAACCTATGCAAACCAAATCCATCGGGTAATCAAGCTCAAGGATTGCGTCCATAGCAACATCGGCTCCCTTATAATCAGCGTGGCGGGCGCTCCAGACAACGTATGGGTTGGCAGGTGGAATCAGTGTCGCCTTTTGTTTCATGCCCCAGGTGTTGACCGCAGGCTCTAATATGCCGCATTCTATGGGGTTCTTTAGCCACTTGAGCAACCACTTCCTTGATTCCCTGGAATTGGCGAGGAGATAATCAGCCTTATTAAACAGGTCGGAGGAGACGGCCAAGCGCGATCCGTACTCCGGGCAAAATTCTTTTACCCAATTCGGGGTCTCGAAATTAAAGCAGATTAGCGGAATCCTTGCGTTTCTGCTCTTGTATTCCCAGGCTTTTTGCCCAATGGTTTGTTTTGAATCGGTGATTACAACGTCAATGTCCGGCGGGATTGGGTTAGTTCCGTCTATTAGGATTTTCAATTTATCGAGTTTTGGGTAATCTCTTATCCATTTCGGACAGCAATTAGTTATTAAATAGACCTCCATGCCCATATTCGCCATGCACCAAGCGAATTGATACATATGAATCCGGCCCCCGCTGTAATGCGGAGAGGTAAACAGCCATAATCCAACCCGTTTAGTTTTAGCATATTCGCGAGCGGCTTCCCCGATTGGCTCGCCTTGGAATGAATAGACCCAAGGGACAACGTAGCCCTGGGCCTGAAGCCGTGTCGCTTCGTGCCGGTTGGCTATTCTTACCATTTCCCCAGGTGAATGTGTTGATTTTTTCCTTCGGCCTTGCGCTATTTCGAGTTCACGCATTACCTTGAAATGCTGGCCTGTCATTACGGTGTCCCTCCCGTAGTCCCTATCCCATTAAAAGCGGGGTAAACCTCTCCGGGACCAGAGAGGCTACCCCATTCCGGCCGGTTTCTAAGAGCCGAGGCCTGACAAGATTACCCAACTGCGAGGTTGAACAAGTTCACCCCCGACAACTGCGAAAACCTTGAAGGCTATCCGGTTGGTCTGGAATTTGAAATGCTCTGACCTTGCCATGGTGATTTCTTCCTCCATTGGCATGATATACTCGCTGAGCAATCCAAACCCAATATCCCCGGAGTTCCCCAGGTTCGGTCCTCGATTTTGAACGTCGAAATTAAACCCATTCAAAAGTCTCACGTGAGGAGCCGAGGGGTCGGCGCGGTAGAGAGGACGGTTTTCGCCGTCCCGTAATTTCACGATAAATTTAAGGGCGGTGTCGTGCATGACGTACATTCCACGGCCTCTGTGATACCATCTTAACGCAAATTCCAAGTCGTCCAAGTCCTCAGGATTGACCTGATTCGCGGTCTTACGGGCTACAGTCCGAATGGACGTAGTGTTGATTATTCCGAGTGGGCGACCAGTACCAGAACCGCTCCAGATAGCATCATCAATGAAATCCCGCAGTCTTTTGCGGAAAAGACGGGCCAACATGGGCTCGATCGGTATAGCCGAGCGAGACAGAAAGCGCTCTGTAACCTCGGTATATGCCGCGAGTTCATGAGTCGTTATGACCACTTGGTCAAAGGTCGGCTCTGTTTCTGGCTTGGTCGTACCCTCATTAATCCAATCCGCGACAATCCCGCCGTATTCATTGGCGTCTGTCTGGACCAGACGAGGATAGGTCAACTCACCGGTGCGCGTTGGGACCTGTGTAACCTGATCCATTAGCGTTGCGGGCTCCTGCTCAAGTTCAAGCAGAGTAGGTACAAATTCCTCTGGAATCAACGAAGCGTCGTCCGTTGAATTTAGAGCCTTCGCCAAGGCACTCTTAATCATCTTCGGCTTGCCGAGAATCGCCAATCGCATAACGTCTGGCAAAGCCACTTCCCCGCCGGTAAACTTACCGTCGGAGGTTTTGGCCTTGGGCTGTACGGCTTTGGCTTCCTCGGATTCCTTTCCGCCGAGCGCAATCATTCCGCCGACCGTGTATTTATTGACAATACCCAATTTCAGATATTGGTCTTTGGCGTAGCTCTGACGGGTCGAAGTGATCTTTTGCGCGGGTTCTGGTTCTGGATCAGGCCCGACGGTCTTGCCCTGGTAGTTAGTTTCCAGGTTCTTATGGGTGTTTAAAAGTATTTGCTTGGCTTTGAGCATTTCGCCCTCGTCCTCGTAATCCTTCAGCGCCTTGGTAATTGCGGCGGTTTTCGCCTCAATATCCTTACTAAAAGCGTCTTTTTCCTCTTGCGTTTTGGCTTCCTCAGCCTTTTTTATGAGGGCGGATTTCTCCTCTAGCAAGGCTTCAGCCTTACCCTTCAACTCAGTTAAACGTTTCATTTGAATTACTCCTAAAAAATGGACAACTTCAGGATAGCCAATTTCTCTTTTTCAAGGGTGGATTTCGCAGAGTTTAGCCACGCGGCGTCTAGTTCACCGGGCTCTGGTTCCGCTTGTCGCTCCTCGATTGCCTCCAAAAGAAGGCTCAGAGATTTTGCATATCCTCCCAATTCGCCTTTGGGGAGAGCGAGAATGGCCTGTTTCGCCATATCGCCCACGTCCACCTTTAGCAGTTCACTAATACTATTACAGGTTTTGGCTCCAGTTACAAGGGCCAATTCATTTGAAGGTGTCGGGTGCATGGTTGTCTCGAGTAAAATTACCTCGGCAAAGTCCACGCCGCCCCGGTCATTCTCCATAAATTTACCGAGAATTGGCAGGAATCCAACCGATAATCCAAAGGGAAAACCGGCGTCATTCGCGGCCTTGGCCGTCTTGCGATTTTCCTGTGCCTTCTCAGTGTCAAATAAATCGAACGTTGCAAACATTCCAAAATCATCTTGGTGCGCTGATTTCGCGCCGCCGATTGTGTCAAGAGTCCCGCCCCCATGGGCGACGTGCCGAGTCATAAGCGGGACCTTGCCCTGACTCACTCGCTCCTGTATGGTGCGGGTAAAAGCACCGGGTAGCATTCGGTCGTTATCGAGGTCAAAATTATTAAATACCGAGGCGAATCCCTCGATTATTCCGTTGCCCTCGTCTCCATGGACCTTAGAAATCACGCTCTTTTCAAACATAATTTCACGCCGGACGTTTTTCTGGACC